TCTAAGCAAAGCTGCTTAAGTTCTGGGAATTCCAAACGCTCTTTTACTGCGTTCAATAGTATTATAGCGTAGTTATTAGTCTCTTCATTAAGAAATACGCCCCATGTTGTTAATGCATTGTAATCTGCTCTATTATTAGCTTCTTGAGCAGCATCAAGTGTCATTATTATAAACTCACATGGTGGTGGGTCTTCTTCTTCCCACATATTCCACCATTCTCGCTTAATTAGTGCACCTTCTTCCGATGTTGGGTTCTGTAAGTACTGTGCGTTCCAGTATCGTATGTCTAACGCAGCTCTTCTACTTTGTAATTCTTCTAGTGGCCAGAACTCAGGCCATAATGGGACTTCATTTCCCTTTTTATCTTCTAAAATAGCAGGAAACTCTACTATTTCCCAGTCATCAACGTCATCATTCTTAACCATTTGGTCAACTATCTGTCCTGTTAAGTCTAATTTAGACCATCGAGTCATTACTACAATAATTGCACCACCTGGCATAAGCCTTTGTAGTGGTCCTGACTGAAACCATTCCCAAGCTGGGAGAAAAACATCTCCCTTTCCTAACTTTGCGTCTTGCTCTGAGTGTGGATCATCAATTATGAACAGGTCAGCGCCACGACCAGCCAAAGCACCACCAACGCCAATAGCGAAATACTCACCATTATGGTTAGTACCCCAACGGGATGCTGATTTGCTATCCGCTTGTAAGCTAATATCGGGGAATATGTCTTTATAAGAGTCTGAACCCACGAGATTCCTAACCCGACGGCCAAAGTTAACAGCAAGATCTGCTGTATGAGATGCCATAATAACTTTTTTTGCTGGGTGCTTACCCAAAAACCAAGCCGGCGCCAGATAGGATATGAGTTCTGATTTTCCGTGACGAGGCGCGATATTGACAATAACTCTTTTTCTAATTCCGTCTGCGATTTCTTCAAATAATTTAGCCAATCTTGCATGATGTTCTCCTACTTTATAATCGGGGTAGACATGTTTAATAAAGTCTAAGAAGTTTGCCTTCCCCTGTGTTTTAGTTAATTCTTTCTTATATTGTTTTAAAAGGATTAGATGCTTTTGTCTGTCTCTCTCGGACATGTTGGGTAGATTCTTCTGTAATAAATCTAAGTCCGCTTCACTAATCATCGTCTTCTATTACCTTATGCTCTCCTTCTACCACCTTACCTTTAAGTTGTTCTATTGTTTCTAATAGTTCTTTTTCTAGTTCTTCACCTGATTTACTAATGTGTGTAATTTCTGTTTTCTTCTTAAATGCGTCAACGCCATCTACCTCTCCTATTGCTTTCCACGCTGAGATGCGTTCTCGTGAGCTTTTAGCCAATGCTGCTTCTTGTAGTAGTCCATTAAGTACAGACAACTTTATATCTGCTAGGTCTTTAGCCACCATATGGCTAGTTTGCGATACCATGCCGGCAAGGTAGGCTATAGTTTCGTTGGGGTATGTGCCAAAATCAGGTTTCAATTCTGGGTTCTTCATCATTTCTTTTGCAACTTCTTCAGCTTCCTCCATGTTTTCTTTAGAAGGCGTGATGTTTTCTTCAGCTAAATCAGAGATAAGCTTGACGGTGTTAGATCGCATACTAAGTTCTTCGCTAGGCGACATCTCTGGTAGAGCTTCTCGTGCGTTCTTGGGTAAAGCGATACCGTCCTCTATGTTTGGCACCATCACTTTGTTGTCTGAGTCTTGTTCTTGCATGTGTTTGCTGTTACACCTTTGGTTTAATTTGCAGCTATGACCGAAGTATAACTAATAAACTAACCCAAGGCAATAAGCAAAGAGTAACAAAAAGAACATTGTATATATAGATATGTTTTCCATACTCGTATTCTAACGGGATTCCTTTGTTTATGTGGTAGTGAGACTCATTCATGGTTTTTGAGATTTTCTGTAGAAATTTTTTTTGTTTAGCCATTTGTAAAGTAAGGGGGTAGGTATTTGAAATTACTAGGATTATTTATGCATTTCACAGTGTATAAGAGAGCGTGGGAGTCCCAAAATATTTTGCGTGGGGTGGGGTAGGGTAGGCCTTTTTAGCGTGGGATTTGTCGAACCCTATCGACAACTTCTGCTGTAAGTCCTTGATTATAAAGGGAAAATCGCCAGTTTCTACAGGTGAGAAACTTTTAATATTTATGATGTATCTATTGTATTTTAAAATCATGAGAGTATAATTTATATTATGGTAACGGGATAAACTCATTATCATATTTTAAAAACTATAAAGGAAATATATTATGAAGACTATTAAAAAAGCAGTAAACGAAAGACTAGGAAATATAGATGTAGATACAATAGTAAACCAGACTTCAACCTTGATAGCTACAGATAATAATCAAGCAGAAGTATTTATAAACTGGAATGAGAACCTTACAGTAAATAATAAATGGTATACATTCACTAACGGAAAACTTCCCGTTGAATTTATTGAGAATACAAAAAGAGTTATTGGTATTGAGTATTTCAATAAAGCAGAAAATAATCTTCTAGGTTATTACATTGAGAATGACGGAATGTCGAAACGTATCGACGATAAACAAATGAAAAAACTTGACGATACAACCAAGGTATTTCATTTAACCATTGATACGCTTGTATCCAATGTTAAACCTTCGGGAAAAATGAAGGCATCAAAAAAAGTTATCTCAGAAATTTACAGAAAATTCAATAAAGATGTTTGGGATAAAAAACTAAACCAATGGAAAAACGTGGCAAAGTCCTTAGATGATACGGGCGAAGTCGAAAAGAAAGAAAAGGCAAAAAGAAACTTTGTTGAAATGGTCGCATGGAACGTTTTAGGAAAACCAGACAACCATGATGAACTAGGTTATTCAGGTTCACTTCTTAGAAAATGTATTAATGATAAAGAAGACATGGTAGACGTAGACAAATTCGAAGCCCTTGCAGAAAAATTTGTTGCAGATATTCAAAAACTTTCATAAAACTTTTTAGGAAAATTTAGCCCACTTCGGTGGGCTTTTTTTTGGTCTGCGTAAATGATCAGCCATCACCAGTTTCTTATGATAGTGAGTTTTAATTCTGCGTGGCCATCGCCAGTTTTTATAACCAGTTTTTTGATCTACGTGTGATGGTGAGTTTTGTCGAAAGGTATCGACAATATGTAAACTTAAAAATATGTAAAGCGACTTTAGGTAGCCATCGCCAGTTTCTACGTGTGATAGTGAGAAAACTTAGTCCCCAGCACCGGGCAGGCCCACTAAGTTCCGTTTTTAGTTCACGTTGGTTCCATAAAAGTTCCATGTTAAGTGTTTGATTTACTTAAATAGTTCCATGGTTCCATGTTTCTGATGATAGTGAGTGGTTTCTAGGATTTAACCAGTCGTTAGTCTAGTTTCTGCGGTGTAATGATTTATCGCACAGAGGAGACAACTTCCAAAAAACACGGAACTTAGGAACTACTGGAAGGAAATAGTAAAGTAATATAATAATAATAATAATAGAAACTTTAGAACTTACTTGTGTTCTCAGGGACTTAACTACACTTTACATATTACTATATGTCCAGTTCCAGTTCACATTAGTAAACTTAGAGGCAAACGGAACCGTGAACTTTTTGTATTATGTTAGTGAAAACAAAGAGTTAGTGACGCAGGAGATCGGTCACCGACTAACAATATGTAACTACGTAGGATAGACCTACATCAATATCTTGCCAACTGAATGGTGTATCCATTGACTTATATGTAAAGTTATGAGATAATAGATACAGTGGTAGAAACATAGTCTGCTGCATCAACGGCGTCTTATGTCTCGTTTTGTTGCCACTGTTTCACATACAGTCTGTCGATACGGTTCGACAATTTAGTTAATTAGTTAAGGAGTTATATTATGAGTTATAGAAACAGAAGTTATGAAACAATCGAAGTAAGACGTAAGAAACGTAATTGGTATCTCATTGGTATTGTCATGGGTTTCCTTCTAGGATTACTTATGAGTGAGGTGATACTATGAGTAAAAAACGTGTAGCAAACAAAGTTATTGGGGCATACATTGACAAGCTAGAAATTGTCGAGGGTTCCAATATCTTCACCGAGAATTCAGGCAATCTCGAAACTTATGACAATCTATACATTGTGTATTCGTATGGTTGGCACTTTCCTATGTATATCTACTGCCGACAAGCAGACTTGTGGTATGGCAACATTGATAGATTTTCTGTATCAACTTCCAAACATCAGAGCCAAGCTACACCTACGCAGCCGATCGCCCAATGGCTAACTACTGATGAGATGAAAGACATCATTCAATATGGTTCAACATTGGAGTTTCTTATCAGTCGAGCCAAGTCTGTCGATACGGTTCGACAAGAGGAGGTAACATCATGAAGCCATTATGCAAATCATGTGGTGCTGAATACAGTATCAAACGTAAACAGATAGGGTTCAGTGTATGTCTATCTTGTGGCGATAAGATTGCCAAGAGTAAAAAACATACTATCGTGCCTATGCACAAGTCAAACTACATGGTGGTCACTGACTTAAAATTACTCAAAGGTATCAACAACAAAGGAGGACTAGTCAAATGAATGATGATTTCAAAAAGCAGCTTAGGTGGTGGGCCATACGAGATTGGCTATTAATAGCATTGGCATTACTTGCACCGATAGGTGTTCTTGCATTCTTACATTTTGTGATAGAGGAGGGAATAATATAATGGGATATCGAAGCCAAGTAGTATACGCAATAGAACCTAGTCGAGACTCTTTGGATAAATGGTTTGTATTTCTAGCCGAGGCTAGGAACTGTCCGACCACGCAACTGGCGATGCAGATGATTGACCGAACGGGCGAGTGGGCAGACCCTAAAGAAATATATTGGACAGGAGGGTTGGATAGTAAGAACAATTCTATCCTCATGGAGTTTGAGGACGTGAAGTGGTATGACAGTTTTGATAATGTTATATCGTTCAAAGCATTGTTTGACATGATAGAGCAAGACTATGATGAACTCATCAACGCGGCTTACATTAGAGTAGGCGAGGAAAGTGATGATATAGAAACATATTATGTTCACGAGGGGTATGAGTTAGTAAGAGGCATTTCGTATTATGAAGTAGATGGTTCAAGCTATCAGCTATGCGACCAAGACCAAGAAGAAAAGTTATCTTGTCGAAACGCTTCGACAGAACGAGTGCAAGATTATAAAAAGGAGAGTGAAGATGAGTGAAGAGTTTAATTTTGAAAGAGAGTGTGAGTATATGCAAGACCAAATGTTTACACTTTATGATGGTGATGGGAGTCTTTCCTGGATACCACTAACTGTATTTACGAACAAGGAAAAACAACATATTGAAAATGAGTTGTATAAATTGTCAAAAGATAACACAGATACAGGGAGTCATCACCCTATTAATTGGAAATTCCCTTTAAGAAAAGCACTTACATATTATAAAAAGGAGAGTAAACATGGCTAAAGGAACTAATGAATATGTTGATGAGGAAGATGGCAGACCTTATCAAAAACCTGAGGTAGATGTAGACGCTATTAATGATGAAATATGGTTAAGAAAAAAAGAAGAGGAAGAACAACAACAAAAGGAGATTAACATGAGTATTAAAGTATTAACTGCAAAAATAAAATATAACTATGATAATTTAAGAGGTAGTTTTCTTGAACATCATTCAAGTAGTTGGGGTAATCCTGAATCACCAACACCACTAGAACTTGAGGAGTCAATTAAGAGTGAAGTATATTCATGGTTAAATGATTTAGGTATTGATGTTGAATTTAAAAAGGAGAGTGAACATGAGTAAACAAGGTTGGAAAAAAGAACTTAAGGATTACTTAGCAGATAATCCTAACAAACTGTCATACCGAATACCTGACAAGATTAGAAAAAATATGACACAAAAAGAACTTAACAACCATAACGATAAGGCTATTAAGCAGATAATTAAAGAACTAACGGAGGTAAGTAATGATGAACTTTGAACTAGAACAACCGAAACACATTGTGTCTTTGGCTACGTCAAGTGTGTTGGTATCAGTAGATGTCAATGTATGGACTGCGACCAAGCAAGACAAAGGTATCAGTGATGAGGTAACGACAATGAAAAAAGCAGAGATAGGTATGGGTAAGTTTACCAAGTATCTATTTGCTAAGAACCCTAAGCACCATAGGATAGTGAAGCTGCGTCAATTGATCTACAAGTGGGCGAAGACAAGCACATACCGATGGAATAACTCTCAGGATTTATTACCAACGATTGATATTGAGAAATTCAAAAAAGAATATCATGAGTATGAGAGTGAGTTTAATACTGCAGTGGAAGACTTTCTTACTAACTACCAGAACCTAGTGTCTGACATGGCATTCAAGCAAGGGGATATGTTTGATAGTAATGACTATCCTCATGTCGATACGCTTCGACAGAAGTTCAGTATGAAACTATATGTAGCAGAAGTGCCTAGCCATGACTTCAGATGTCAAGTATCGGAAGACATTGCTCACGATTTGAAATCTCAGTATCAAGAACAAGCAGATGAGATTGTGAATAATGTGGTGGACTCACAGATGGAACGTATCACTGATGTATTGCAAAGTTTAAGTTATTGTTGTGGTGTCAACGAGAAGGTAGACAAAGAAGGAAACCCTACGTTCAAGAAGAGAGCCATCTACGATACAACATTCAATCGTGCAAAAGCATTGGCTAATACCATTAAGAACTTCAAGCCTATTGACAATGAGAAAAGTATCAAGCTATCTCAAGCAGTCAATGAACTTGAAACAACCCTGACGGGTGTATCAACGGAACTATTGAGAGATAGTGACGCTATGAGAGTGAAAGTAAAGACTGACCTAGATGACATACTATCTAAATTTAATTAACTACGGAGAAAAACTATGAGAGTAACAATTAAAGAACTACGAAACGTTATACCTACAATCGGCACAACCATTACACCGATTATACAAAGCGAGCCAGGGTGTGGCAAAACCTCACTATTGAAAATGTTGGAGAAAGATTTGGGGGACAAGTATGACTACATCTATGTGGATTGTCCTGTCAAAGATATGTCTGACATTGCAATGACTATACCGAACCATGATACTAAGTCATTGGAAAACTATGTTGGCTCATTGTTTAAATTAGATAGTGATAAACCTAAAGTGATACTACTTGATGAGTTTATGAAAGCACCTAAGTTATTGCAAGTGATATTCACTAGACTTATGCTTGAGAGAACGTTGGGCGATACACCACTACCTGATAAATCTATTGTGTTCGGCACTTCTAACAACCAATCAGATGGAGTGGGCGACACTATGCTAGCCCATGCGGGGAATAGAGTGTGCATTATGCAGATGGAAAAACCTAATGTTGAGGATTGGCTTACATGGGCAACCGAGAATGGAGTATCTTCATTGGTTCGTGCCTTTGTGCATACGTTCCCTAGATGTTTGGCAAGTTATCTTGATGAGGGACAAGAGGATAACCCTTATATATTCAACCCTAAGAAACAACAGTTATCCTTTGTAACCCCACGCTCATTGGACAAGTGTTCTGTCATTGTCGATAACAAAGAAAAGCTAGGGGATAATGCCACCATGTGTGCATTGAGTGGGACAATCGGTAAGAGTGCAAGTGCAGATATGAGTGCATTCTTGAGACTTGAAAAAGATCTGCCTGTCTTCACTGACATCATTGCTAATCCTATGTCGGCAAAGATACCTGAACAAATATCGGCACAGTTGATGTTGATGTTCCAAGCAGTCGACAAGATTGACAGTTCGCCTACCTTAACTTCTTTCATGAAGTATCTCAAGCGAATGGAGAGTAATGAAATGCAAGCAGTATTCTTTACTATGATTGTTAGAAACTCCAAGACTGTGAAGATAGCTAGAAACAATGCCGAGATAGCAGAGTGGGCAAAAAATAACCATTACTTATTCTAGGAGATAACTATGCAATACAACGAAGACCAAAGACTCAAGAGAGCTCACGTGGCCTTGATGAAACATCAAGAGACTGCCTTGTATTCAGGCATTATCATGATGGGTAAATCAGAAGTCAAAGATGATATACCCACGGCATGCACCGATGGTATTAACAAATACTATGGGAGAAAGTTTATAGAGAAACTCAATGACATGGAGTTGAGAGCATTGGTATTACATGAGAACTTACATGTGGCACTCAACCATGTCTCAAGGTTCAAGCGATTGTTTCAAGAAAATCCTATGCTTATGAATGCTTGTGCTGACTATGTTGTCAATGATGTCATTGTTCACCTTAAAGATGAGAACCTATGCAAGCTGCCTGAAGGTGGACTCTATGAGGACAAGTATCACAATTGGAGTGTCAAGGAAGTCTATGATGACCTCAAGCAACAGTTGTCGAACCCTAGCGACAGCAATGACGCAGGGGAAGATGGCGAAGATAGTGAAGGTGCTACCCAGTCCAGTAAGCTATCGCCTGATAGTTTAAAGACTCTTGACGAGCATGACTTTGCTAACAGCGAGAAAACTCCTAAAGAACTCAAAGAGATGAAACAAAAGATTGAGAACGCTTTGAAAGAGGGTAGCATACTCGCAGGGAAATTCGGTGCTAATGTTCCTAGAGCCATTGAGGAATTGTTTGAACCTAAGATTGATTGGCGAGAAGTCTTGAGAGAATTTATACAACAGTCAATTAAAGGTAACGACGAGTATACATGGCGTAAGTTTAACAAACGCATGATGGCAAACGATATCTACCTACCATCGATGGAGAACGAAACGATTGGAGAGTTGGTTCTTGCCATAGATACGAGTGCTTCTATCGGTCAGAAAGAGTTGGGAGAGTTTGCTACCGAGGTTGTATCTATATGCAATACAGTAACTCCTGAAAGAATACGAATACTTTGGTGGGACTATGAAGTTGCCAAAGAGCAAGTGTTTGATAGGGATAGCTACCAATCAATCCGAGACTTACTTAAACCTGATGGTGGGGGTGGGACAAGGGTGTCATGTGTCTCTGAATATATAATCAAACATAAGATAGAGTCTCAAGCTATCATTGTATTTACTGATGGCTATGTTGAGAATGATATCAGTTGGAACATTCAGTCGCCTACATTGTGGGTGGTAACAGAAAACAAAAACTTTACAGGCTTACCGGGTCACGCAGCAGTGTCTTGGGATAATGTATAAATTAAACTATAAGGAAAAACTATGGACATAAAAAATTGTATTGAAACAGGATTGTATACAAAAGAGTTAGAGGAACAGATGAAAGGCACGACAATTTATCCTCTGATACAAGAACTACATCTAACCTACGGCCTAAAGGTAAGTTCGAGATATCCAATATCATGGTATGACTATGATAATACTTATCAATATAGATATAATAAAAGTGAAGATGAGAGTCGTATCATTGAAGATTGTTTCATGATGAGTTGCCGAGGTATACCCGTTGCATTAGTATATTGGGATACACCGAACAACAAGTATGCCTTTCATTTCAAAACATCAATCAAAGACAGGGGTAAAAACTCTTGGGATAGGAGGACAATAACTTCTGTAAAAATATCTCAGATTATTAAAACGATTGCCAAGAAAGAGATTAACTTTGCAAATGTTGGAGATTTTGTGTTAGATGGAAAGGCAATAAAAGGTCATTTTAATGTTGATGGTAAAGCTGTTGCAGATATGCAAGATGAATATGAAAAACATTTAAAAACTTTGAGTGGAGGATATGAGGCTCATCAACCTACACTAGCACTTGTTGAAAGTTTGTATGGTGATAAAAAACCTATACGTCATGAACATGATACATACTTTAAAGACTTTGTAGACAAATCTAAAAAACTATGCGAGACTTATAAGTCTGCTAAAGAGATAGTAGCTTCTGAAATGAAGAATGGCTTTTATGCCTTTGGTATAAACAAGAATACTAATAGTGTAATAGTAGGTAACTTTAAAGTTGATACTATTCATACTACTTCTAACAGAGAATTTTATCTGTTAAAAGATACTGATGTCATTAAAAGTATAGAAGACTTTAAATCGCATGAGGATATAAAACCTATCCTTACAATGCTTAAAGTTACTTTGGAAGACCAAAACAAATATGTTCATAGAGAATATTGGCTAGATGATAATTATATTAAATGGCAAGAGGACTTGGGTGTATTGTATAGAACAAATACATATAGCGAGGGTTCTTTTAATAATCCATTTAGCATACATTGGCTATTAATAACTAAAGGAGATGAATGCGTTACAGAAACACAGACTCAAGTCTTGGAAGAGAAAATGTAAG